CAGGCCACGATCGCGCAGATATTCAGCCTGCGCAGTGCGCTGATTGCCCTCGGCTCGGGGGCTGCCCTCGCGGGCATCAAGGCCGCGTACAGTTCGCTGGACCAGACTGCCCAGCTCGGCCGCAATGTGGGCATTGCCGCGCAGCAGTGGCATGCCTACGCCCAGGCCGCAGAGTGGGCGGGCTCCAGTAGTGAGCGGCTGGCGGATGTGATCAAAGATCTCAACGTCAAGATCGCCGACGCCGCCAAGACCGGTGGCGGCCCCATGGCGGACTTCTTCAAGCAGATCGGCCAGTCGGCGCAGTCTTGGGCGGCCCTCTCGCCGGACGAGCAACTGCGCCGCTTCACCGCCGAGCTGCAGAAGATGAGCGCCAGCGATGCGCGATTCTGGCTCGACGAACTGAACGACGCCGCCGCCGAGTTGTTCGATACCCTCTACACCCGCAACGGGGAGCTGCTGACTTTTGCCGACAGCATCGAGGCGATGGGAATGGCGCTCACCGGTGGCCAGTTCGCCGCCGTGCGCGATGCCCGTCTCGAACTGGATCGGCTGGTGTCGGTGATAGGGGCTCTCTGGCAACAGGTCAAGGCCAGCATGGCTCCGGCCGTGGCGGAGGGCTCCCGCCTGATCAGAACCTGGATCACCGACAGTGCCGAGGCCAAGGGCGGTTTTGCCGAGTTGGGCAAAGGGATCGCGCTTTACGTGCTTGATGGGGCAAAAAATGCGGCCGTTGCTCTCCAGCCGTTGATAGAGGGAATAGAGGAGGCTATCACCAAGGCAAAATTACTCTCGTGGATCGGTACCGACAGTGCTACTCGCGACAAGTACATGCAGGCGGCCCTGCGCTACAGCAATGCCAAGATGGAGTACGACGCTTCGGTGCGTGAGTACGAAACGATGGGCGAGCCTGACGCCATGCTGCCAACGCTGGACAAATTGGGCACGGCGATGCAGTTGGCCAAGTCGGACATGGAGGCGTTTTTAGATGTTGGCGCATCCAGCAGGTTCAATAGCCTCTATGCCAGTTATGACCTACTGCGTCAGAAGATCGTGAACTCGACGACGGCTACAGGTGATGGTGGAGCCCCCTTGCCTCCTCCCGGCGCTCCACGTTCCACTGGCGTGGTTGAGATCCCTGCCGCCATCAAGGTGCCGAAGAAAGCCAAGGCCGCCAATTATGCCGCCGTCGATTCCTTCCGTGAGGAAACCGCACAGATCGCCCGCGAGCTGTCCAAGCGCCAAGAATTGCTTGAGAACAGCAATGCTGACCTCGCCGGGGTAGACCAGCGCTGGTATGACGCCCGTGCAGTTCAAGCTCAGGAAGCCTATGGCGCCTCCATTATCGAGGAGGCTAGCCGTTGGCAAGATGCCCAGGCTCGACTGCAACAGCAATACGCCAGCGCCTATGATGCGGCTGCCGGCAATCACGAGCTGCAGATGCAACTGCAGATGGAGCGCTACGGTGCCCGCGAGCTTTTGGAGCAAGATCACCAATCCCGCTTGCTACAAATCGAAAACGACCGGGTCAACAAGCAGCGCGAGTATCAGGCCACGGTGGCGGCCGAGTTGCTGACGTTTACCCAACAACAGATGAGTATCACCACCTCGGCGATGCAGCAGGCTGGGATGGAACAATCCGCCCTCTATAAAGTGCTGTTTGCGGCGCAGAAAGCGGCGGCGATTCCATCGATGATCGTGGCAACAGAAGATGCGGCTACTAAGGCGCTAGGTGCCGTTCCTGCGCCGTATAGCATTCCGCTGGCGGCCAGCGTCAAGGCGTTGGGTTATGCCTCTATCGGCGTTGTGGCAGGCCAGACCCTTGCTGGCATGTTCGACAAGGGCGGCTATATTCCGGCCAACCAGTTTGGCATCGTGTCTGAGCTCGGTGATGAGTTCGTCAACGGCACCCTGGTTCGTGGCCCTGCCAATGTGACCAGCCGCCGCGAGTCCGCCGCCATTCTTGACCGTGCCGCCGGGCGCGGCCAGTCGGGTGAGGGGGTGACGATTATCCAGCATATCAGCGTCACCGGTTCCGGTGATGAGGCGCTGGCCAATGCGATGCGCTCGGCAGCAGAGCAAGGCGCCGAGGCCGGGGCCAAGCGGGCATATCAGATGGTGGTCGAGGATGTCTCGAACTACGGCCAAATTCGCAGAGTATTAGGGTGATATCGCTATGTCAGAGGTAATTGATTGGCCGGTAGACCTGATCCCGAGCGACATGGGGTTGGGTCTTGAGACCATGACCAGGACGTTTGAATCCCCATGGACGGGGTCGGTGCAAACCGCCGACTCGCCGGGGGCGAAGGTGGTGATGCAGGTGACGTTCAGAAACCTGCCAGCCGACAAGGCCCGCCGTCTTGAGGCGCTGATCTTCTCGCTAGACGGTCAGCGCGGTAGGGTCAGGATGTGGGATTTCGCCGCCCGTCTGGTCGGATCTCCCCAGCCGGTGCATGGTGCCCCGATCGTGACCGAGGCGCTGGCCATGCGAACCAGTTTGACCAGTCGCGGCTGGGCGCCAAACACCCTGGTGCTGCGCCTTGGAGACTGGGTGCAGGTGGGGGATGAGTTAAAGCGGGTGATCGCAGATGTCACCTCTGATTTGAGCGGGGCCGCCCTGATCAGGGTGGCCCCCATGCTGCGGGCCAATCATCCATCCGGCACCCCGCTGGTTGTTGACCGGCCCTGTGGCGTGTTTCGCATCAAGGATGACAAGGCCGCCACCTTTAACCGGGTGCCAGGTGTGTTCACCGATGTATCACTCTCGTTCACGGAGGCATTCTATCCATGATTGTCGGCCTTGATCCCGAGGTGATGGCCGCCCTTAACCAGCCCCATGTGTCGGCGCTCTACGCGCTCAAGCTGGATCTGGTGAGCGGCATCAGCCGCATTCACTCCGGTCTCGGTGAGCTGGTGATCGGCGGCGAGACCTATTACGGCGTGGGCTCGATGGGGGCGGTCAGCCCCCAGAAAGAGCAGCTGTCCACCTCGCCAACCAAGCTCAACGTCAGCCTCTCCGGGCTCGATGACAGCATGCTGGCCGAGGTGATGCGCGAGCGCATCGTTGACCGAATGGCCTGGCTCTATCTGGTGGTGATCGGCCCCGCCGAGGTGCCGCTCAAAGCCTGCCTGCAGTTCAAGGGGCGCATCGCCCAGACCCCCGTCAAGGCGGGCAAGACCAACACCATTCAGCTCACCATCTCCAATATCTTCGAGGATTGGCAGAAGGGGCTGAACATGCGCAACACCGACGAGAGTCACCGCCGGTTGCACCCCGATGACCGCTTCTTTCGCTACCAGAACGAGATGGCCGACCGCTCCATCTACTGGGGCAGTAAGAAGGACGCGCCTGGGTTTATTTACAAGGACTAATCATGCGCCACCCAGATTGGCAACTCCGCATCATCCAGACCATTCAGGCCGCCAGCGAGCGGCCTTTTTGTTGGGGTGAAAATGATTGCTGCCTGTTCGTGGCGGATGTCTGTCTGGCTGCTTGTGACAAAGACCCGGCCGCCGCCTATCGCGGCCGCTACCGCACTGAGATAGGCGCCAAGCGGGCGCTGGCGAAAACCCACGGCAGCATTGCCGCCGCCCTCGATGCGCTGTTTGAGCGGGTGCCCGTTGCCATGGCTCAGCGTGGCGATGCCTTGGTGTTCGATGGCCCCCAGGGCCAGACCGCCGCCGTGATGTGGGCCGGTCAGGTGTGGGCCATGACCGAGCATGGCGCCCGCCAGATTCCTGACGCTGTTCCCCTGTTTGCCTGGAGAGTCGAGTAATGCCTGCTGCGTTTATTCCTGTCATCGCCGGTGCCGCCGCTGGTGTGGGCTCGGCCCTGGTTGTCTCAACGGCGACCGCGATCGCCATCGGTTCGGCAGTGATGAGCGCCACCATGATGCTCACCATGAAAAAGCCGAGCCTTGGCGATTACCGCAGCGCCAGCGAGCGCAGCCAGGTATTGCGGGCGGCCGCCAGTGACAAGAGCTGTGTCTATGGTCGGGTGATCTCTTCCGGTTTGATGAGCTTTGCGGCAGAAGAGGCGGGCGAGCAGGACGAGGGCGAATGGCTGCACCTCGCCCTGGTGCTGGCTGGCACCAAGCTGACCCGCATCGGCGACCTCTGGCTCGGCGATGATCTGGTCGGCACCTATGGCGATCTGGTCAGCTGGGAGCTGCATGCCGACCGCCAGACCTGTGACCCCTATATGCTGGAGAAGTGCGCCGACTGGAAGGAGGACATGATCGGCCAGGGCATCACCTGGTTGCGCCTCTCGCTCAAGTTTAACGCCGAGAAGTTCCCCGCCGGTCTGCCAAATATCAAGGTCGAGAAGTTCGGCAAGGAGGTCTGGGATCCCCGCGATAACAAGTGGAAGTGGAGCGATAACCCCGCCCTGGTGATCCTCGACTACTATCGCAGCTGGTTGCAGGTGCCCGATGACGAGATCCGCATCGAGGAGTTTATCGTTGCCGCCAATATCTGTGACGAGATAGTCACGGTCGCCGATGGCAAGGTCGAGCCGCGTTATACCATCAACGCTGAGTTCGACCTGACCGAGCCACGCGCCAAGGTGCTGGAAGCCATGCACATGGCCTGCTGCGGTCAGCCGACCTATATCGGCGGCAAGTTCGGCATCCTGGCAGGTGCCTACTATGGCCCCGCCAGTGACGAGCTGCGCCCCCATCAGCTGGTCGGCGATCTGGAGTTGCTGCCTGAGCCATCGAGCAGCGACAAAATCAACCAGGTGGCGGGCACCTTCGTTGACCCGATCACCTTTAAAAAGACCGACTTTCCGGCGGTCATCGTGCCGGAGTGGGTGGAGGAGGATGGCGGTTATCCGCTGCTGGAAGATCTGGATTTGCGCTTTGTCACCAGCGAGCACCAGGCCCAGCGCATCGCCAACATCATCCTGCGCCAGCGCCGCGCCGCCCGCACCATCACCTGCTCGGTCAACCTCTCTGGCTGGCGCTATCGCCCCGGCCAGACCATCCGGTTTTATCTGCCTGCCTTTGGCATCAATGGCCCCGAGTTTCGCGTCACCGATTGGGCATTCAGCCTGAACGGCGGGGTAGATCTCACCCTGCGCGAGGATTCACCGCTGTTCTGGGCCGATGCCATCGGCAAGCCCATGGAGCGCCCGGAAATCACCGAGCTACCCTCGGGCGGTGTGGCCATGCCGGATCAGCTCCGTTATGAAGTGGAACAGATTGGCGAGGTGATCCAGGGCGTGCTGTCCTGGCGCAACGTCGGCACCATCGCCTACAACCAGGTGATCATCCAGCGCCTTGACCCCGGCAAGCCCCCGGTGGTGGTGCTGACTGCCCAGGTGCCGGGGCAATCTTGCCGGGTGAATGGCCTGGCGGCCGGAAACTACGTGGGCCAAGTCCGCGCCATCGCCATGACCGGCGCCCCGTCGCCGGTTGCGTCGGTCAATTTCACCATCCAGGTGCCCGCTATCCC